AGATTACCACCCAGTATCATCGGAGGAGTTTGGTGATAGATTTGGGGTAGAGGTTTCCGGTGGTGCAGCCAACCCTGAAAAAGCAAAAACAATAGCGTTAGAAGATTTCGTTAGAAGGGTTGTTCAAACAGCTAAACAATTAAAGGATAATGAAAATTATGAAGGATTGAGTGTTGGGTTTAGTGATGATGATTTAGGAAATGTTGAAAAAGCTGAAGAATTTATTAGAGCTGAACTACATAAAGCGTATCCTGAAATTAAGTTTTTAGTGTATGATACTTCTGACCCTAAAGATACAAAGAAAAAAAGAATAGTCATTCAAACGTAATTTTCTGAATAGATAAAAACTATATTACCACAATCATAAATACGATATATTTTCCTATCATTCATAATCTCTCTCTCAGTTTTATTTTTATCAAAACCTTCTTTCAATAATAAATTTTTACGATACTTAAATCTATGTTCCCTATTATTGTTAATTACATAAAAATAATTTGGATTTGAGTTATGTGTTTTATTAAAACCTAACTGATTATATAAGTTACCTTGCGACCATCTTCTATCAGCGTAACTTATAATTTGTTTTGGTTTGTAATTTTTAATAAAGTGTTTAAATAGTTTACTAGCACCACCAATAACAGAATGATTAACCTTATTACAAAATCTTAATAGTTCCCATTCATTTTTACTTCCGTTCATTACTACCCTACCACCACCAAATGTCATTATAGATACCAACTCATTGTTATAGTATAACCCCAAATTAACTTTACTACCTATGGTACCTTGAATATGGTTATCTTTTAGGAACTTTGTTTTATCTTTAGGTGATACATCTTTTATAACACATTTTCTACCATATACCCTATTATCATTTAACTTAAATAGGTTTTTTAACCGACTTTTAACAATATCTTTATTTTTAACCCACTCATCTTCAAAAATATGTATTAGATGGATACCTTTAGACTCACACATATTTGTTTTGTTTAAGTGATAATCCTTACCCACAAATTTTTCACAATGCCAATATAAACCATTAAACTCTATACCGATGTTAAAATCTGGAATAAGCACATCTATCTCCTTACCATTAAGGATATTTCTATCACCTACAATAACGTTTAATTTTAAAGATTTTAAAAAATCTATTAATTCTTTTTCTTTTATTGATTTTAGTTCATTAATAGGGTTACATATTGTACATGGGTTTATCTTATTTTTAAACCGATAAAATAATAGACTTCTATCTATATCATATTCACCATTACACACTTCACACTTTAATTTCACATAATCACCATATTCATCAACAACATTTAATTCTTTATATTTTTCATTGAATTTAGTTAGTTTTGAATCTTGATTGTTTTTACGAGAGTTATTTAATAGTAGGGTGGTGGTTACACCATACTTAGTAAGGTTTGTATCTTTTCTTTTGTTAACAACACTTTCTAATTTATTTGGATTGGTTACACCTATTTTTTCTTTAGTTTTTGATTGTATGTATTCACTATCTTTAAATATGTTAGTGACACCATACCTTTCTAAATTAGTTTGTTCTATTTTTTTCTTTATTTCTTTATTGTTTATTGGTGCACCACCATATTTTTTAAAACAGGTATTTTTAACGTTATTTTTATGTGTTTCATGTTTGTTTGTGCATTTTATTGAACAATAACTCCCATACCCCTCTCTTAAACTTTTTTTAAAATTTAAAGGTTTATCACATTCTAAACATTTAGGTGTCGTTGGTTGATCATTTATAAAATGCCAAACTTGAATTTTGAATGGTAGTTTACTTAAATGATTAGATTTACTATAGTTAATTATTAACTCATATATTTCTGGACGTCTTTTTAATAGGAAATCAGAGCGAGTCTTCCATCCCGATTGATTATCGGTAGTAAAAAAAGTTTTATATTTTTTATTTTTTTCCAAAACAAGATATTTATAAGTAAAGATAATAAAAAAAATTATGTATTACAATAATAAATATTTAAAAAATTAAAAAATGGCAGATTTATTGATGCGAATGCCTGTTCCTTACGAACCATTAAGAAAGAATAGGTTTATATTTAGATTCCCAGATGAATTAGGGATACAAGAATGGTGGATATCAACAGGATCTAGACCAAAATATACAAGTGATGAAGTAGAGATACCATTCCTTAATACTTCTACCTATGTTGTTGGTAGATTTAAATGGGAGACTATTTCTATAACATTAAGAGACCCAATCGGACCATCAGCTACACAAGCTATGATGGAATGGGTTAGATTACATTCAGAATCAGTAACAGGTAGACAAGGTTATGCTGCAGGTTATAAGAAGGATGTAGAATTAGAAATGTTGGACCCAACAGGAGTTGTTGTTCAGAAATGGATACTTCAAGGGACACAATTAAATGATGCTGATTTCGGATCATTAGATTATAGTTCTTCTGATTTAGCAGACATTACTTGCACATTAAGATTTGATCGGGCAGTTTCTGTATTCTAAAAAAACACATACATACAAATATTCAAAGGCTTCCCCTAAAAAGGAAGCCTTTTTTGTTTTGACCCATATTTATTAAGAAATATATTTATGAGAAATTTGAACGAACAATCAGATAGAATTAAACAATTAT